GGGGTTTTCCTCCCGCCAGGACTCATTTCGCGTGCGAAACGTATGGTTGAAGCTTTCCTCTTATTAAGAGGAGCAATTCTCAACATTGGCTTGAGCTAGCAGTGCTCTCCCTCTGATTAATCAGAGGTGAACTCTGGAGTTCAAATTCGTTGATGAATTGCAAATTCACCGGCCACGAAGGTCCGACATCTTGTCGGGTGTTCGTGGACTGGTGAAATAGCCTTCGAGGGATCTTGAGACTAGGGCAGGCAAAGCCTGTCTGGAGTGTTTCAAGGACACTGTCCTTGTCCACAAACGCTCCTGGTCTCTTGAAGAACTTTCCAAAGCCTGGGTCTAGCTTATCAAGCTGACCAGGTTCTGGCAGTTTTGCTATCTTACGAGAAAGTTTAGCTAGATACTGTCTAGCTCTCTCTTTCTTGACAATGCCTATCTTCTTGTTGGGATCGAGTCCCAGCGCGACGTAGGCGTTTTCCTTTGAATCGACCACTGGAATCTCACCTGAGAGATCCAGGTAGTCTTTGAAAACCCTCTTGGTCACAGCCATGTTGCTGACTGACCGATTGGTGTTTCCGGATTCAAGTTGAATTCTAGCTCGAGCTCTTTCTTCGGCCTCTCTCCTTGAGAGTGGTTCCTGGTCAAACATGACCTTCCGAATTAAGTTCCCGACTAGTATGTCTCTCTGCGTAATGCCGCGTTCGAATACGACCTTTTCGGTCCTATCGTCCCACAGCATTGCATCCTTTTGGATTTGCAGAGCGATTTTAAGAATTTGCTCGTCCTCCTCGATCCTGATATTATCAGGAAGCGGAATTCCAAGCCCACCGTATACGGTTGGCAGGTACGATAACTTATTCTTTAGTATCTTCTCCTCTAACCACGACGGCATAAGTAGCCGAAGATAGATTAGAATGGAGTCGATAAATCTTGACAGGTTCTCTGCGTATCTTACACATTGTGTCGATACGTAGTTAACCCTTTCTAGCCTTTCCTTCGCAGACTTGACAAAAGCCTCTAGGGCCTTTGCCTTGCCTATGAGCGGATCAGGCTTGTCAAAGTTTTCCCTACCTCCCATCTTTTGAAATTGATTCAAAAGGCGTAGGCGGGGAATATCTATGTGGATTGTTCCAGAGTGACTTCCAATGCCATCTTCTGGCATCGGATTTACCTTTGGGTGTAATCCGTACTCTTGGCAATAAGATACAAGGATCCTCGAGATCATGTACTTATCCCAAGATATTTCGTAGAACATTGATTCCATCATCACAGGTATCTTCTTGAGACCCTCTGCTGATCCGATTCCAATGTGATCATCACCAGCACAAGCATATATGCTTACGTTGGTATGATTTCTACTCATCGATGGAAGACGTTTGACTTTGTCAATTGTCCGAAATCCAAGTCTCGTGGCTAACCAAGCACCGTAACTTGACAGTGTCAAGACGATCTTGGTTAGAGGTTCTCCCATGAGAACTCCACGTTCAGAAAGAAACGTAAACACTTTCTTGTCTCCATCCTTCTCAGGTTCGCACCCGAGAGTTTTGAAGAACAGATGTTTCAGTTCTCTCGCTTCCCCTCCTTTTGTCTTATAAGACAAAAGTCTCGGGGTTGTCAAGAGGTCTGCCGCATCTTGAAGGTATTCACGTTCTCCTTTCGTTATAATGCCATGGTCTTCCAGTCCTTCAATTAGGCCTGATAAGATTCCGTTTGCAGACTCGTGACCGACTCTATCGGTTGCACTTGTCATGTCAGACGTGGAGATAAAATCCCCAATGGCATCATCGTCCTTGCCGGCCGCTGCCTGTGAAAATCTCCACAGGCCTGCGGTATCGGTAAGACCAACAGATGCAGCCGGCAGCATTCCCACAAGACTTGTAAGTCTGTGGGCTGCTGGGCTTAGGAAGACGTTTAACCACGTCTCCCCTGCCGTTACCGGTCGTATCTTTAATCCGGGTTCAGTGATGATAGAAATTCTTCCCTTTGGGAAGGTCTCTGGATTAGAAGGGTCAAACCTCCTCTTCCAGTCGTCTCTATCGCCATAGGCCCAACATAGGAAGAGCGTCCCAAGCCGGGTATCTATCCCGTTTGCGAATGCTACTTCCCCTAACCAGCCTGGTACAAGTCCGTCCCCAAATTCTCCTTCGAGAGGAGTATCGAGGTACGCACTTGACCATGTTGGGTTTGAACCCCATTCCTTTGGGGTTACTTTATTACCAAACCTATCAACGTAAATATCCCCTTTTAGGGTAAAATTTGCATCGATAGGTAAGAGCATCCAGTTGCGAAATGGACCATCCTCCTTGAGGGCCGCCCATTTTCCCCCTTCTGCTCTGGTAAACTCTTGTGAACTGCTACCCGTCAGTGACGTGTGGTAGTTTACGATTGTGTTCCTTATTCCGGGTTCTTTCGTTTCGGCATCATTGATGTGGAAATTGATATCATCCGCAATAAGCTTTCCCAGATTGTACGTCCCTTGGTAGACGGTCTGATCCCAGACTCGTTCGCCAGGTTCAATAAAATCTTGGTTCTTCCAGGCGTATTTAGGTACACGCCATTTGGGCCCCCTAACCGGTATTCGTTCGGTTACGGTACTCTCATGGGGTGGGGATAGCATCCCTCGAATATATTCGATTACCTTCTTACTCCTTACCTTTCCGGACGCCGGTGGTAATATTCTGGTTTGGGACGTTGTCCCAACGATCCAGAGTTTATCCATCGGTTCCATGGTTTCAGGGAATTTCCCCTCGATTTGCTCATATATGAGAGATTGATCTTTGTTAAGATCTTTCTTCTTTACAGACCTTTCGAGTTGGTTCTCCCCTAATTCATTCCTGATTGCCCCAACGGTCGTTTTCCAGTCGTTCAGTACTGGATCTAGACCTTCCGCTAGTATTCTCTTAAATAGATGTTTTACTAGTGGTTGGAAGTCCGCCCCCGGCATTGCCGTATCTAACGTCACTGCTATGGATCGGATTGCGATCACTATGCGGGAATCTCTCTGCGTACAAACGGATCTTATCCGTTCGAACACAGGGTATTCTCCTTTAAGGGAATAAGTCCGAGTAAAATCCTTGATGATTTTCTTGGCCTCATCCTTAAATAAGTTCTTTAGTTTCTTATAAGAACCTTTTGAACTTTTAAACTTTAACAAAGACCATGGGGTTACCTGTCTAAGGTAAGCCAATAGGCCTTTGAGTCCTGGCCGTGGACCCGTCCACTGCATAGGGCAAAGTGGGACTAAATCTATTAGTCCCAAAATGGCGCTATCAGCTTCAACTCGGGTCATTGACC